CCTGACCAGTTAACTTCTCTGGTAAATCTAAATAGTATTGAAACACCCACGTACTTGGTACATCTTGTCCTTCTATAACAAAGTTTTTAGTGTTAAACATATATTCTTATTATTATATAAAGAGAGAGAGTGGGTATAAAATCTAATTAAAAACAGGAAGTTCTTATACTCCCGGTTAAAGTTGTTTGGCAAAACGCCTTTCATCCACACTCTCTCCTCATATTTTTTATTTATAAATCAAAATCATCACCACTTGCAACAGCAGGTTCAAAACTAGTTGTAGTAGGTGTATCTTTCTTTATCATTGGTCTAAAATGATTATTATCATTCTTATCAAATGCTAATAAACTAGAGTTCTCTGTATCCAGAGCTTCTAATGGTACACCATTTCTACTTCTCTTAGGTAAGAATAGATCATTATTAACATAACCTTCTTTGTTTTCCCACTCACGTGCACCTAAGCATGCATTGATCCAATCTGTGTCTGCACATACTTTTGATGCTTTAGTCATAAAGTCTTCAATTGTATTTGCCTCAATAGCATCTAGCTCATTTCTTTTACCTACTACTTCAGATAAGAAGATCATAGCTTTTAATACTTCTGTGTCTCTGCTAATTTCATTACCATTATTTAATGTAGCATCTTTAAATGGATATGGTGAGAATCTAACTCTACCTACTTGGCCTAGATATTTAGGTCCATTAGGATTATTCATATCTTTTAAGAAGCCATTAAATTCTCCTGCAACAGGCTCACCTTCTATATGCAGTGTAATATTATATGCATCTGCATCATATGGTGTTTGATCAAATGTAATTGAATTAATCTTTANTTTGTGATTACCTGTTCCAATTACTGGTTTAGTTCCGCCTGAACCGGCAGACATGTCTTTAGTATTTAACATAATTTACTTTTTTAAAATTTATTAATTATTAATTATTGTATTCTTCAATACGTTTTTTTACAAGCTGTAAGTCATTAGGAATAAATCCTTCATCAAACATGCCCATAGGTGATTTACATGTGTTCTCTCCTGAGTTTTGAGTTTCAAAACCATATTCAAGTTCACCATCATCATTTTTATTTACTTTACCAAATAATACAATAGAAAACAAACCTTCTAAAGTTAAAGTATTATCTATCATTTTACCAATAGTTTTAGCTTTAATTTTTCTGTTTCCATTTATATCAGTTGAATCTTCTGAGTGAGTTAAGAAAATAACAGTTAGATCATCTCTCAAGTCTTTTGGAAGCTTTGCAACCATNGCTAAGTTAGCTGCAATCTGAGTGAATTTATCATAACCTTTNTCATTAGCTCTATCAAAATATTCAAAAGAACTCATATATTGCCAGTCATCTACTACAATAGTTTTGATGTCTAGCATTTTATCATTTACNTGCTTCATTGCTTTAATAATACCTGGTGCACTAGATGCAGCAGTTAAATTACCTTTTGGATTCTCTTTACTAATCTGAGTATACTTACTCTTATAGCCTTTGAACGGTAAAGGTTTGTTTGCAATGTTTATAATGAAAGTCTCTTTAGGATTTAGTGTCCTGATTGAGGTAGACTTTCCTGTACCTGAATCTGCAATTACTAATACGCTTTGTGCCATTTACTTTACTATTTTATTTATTACTTTGGTTAATGTTATTAATGTTTGATTAATTTCTTCTAGCTTTTCTATCAAAGGGTCTGTAACTATATCATCAGGATTTTGTATGCTTGGATTAGCAAAATCAATTTCACCTTTATGATCATAACCTTCTTCCATAGCAGTAGTTTTGTCATTAGACCTACTAACTACGTCATTGATCACCTTAAGCTCACCAGCAGGTACCATGTGTCTTTGAAATCCAGAGTTACTTGTAATCATTTCATATTCTTCTTTCCAATGAGGATTATATTTTAATAGATATAATGTTCTTTTTGGATCTTCTGAGTCATAGTCTATACTTACAAATTCTGTATATATGTCTGCCTCTTTCTCTAGCTCACTAGGAAAGAAACTAACATGTAGATCATCCTTACCAGATGGTCTATAAGCCATCTTAGGAATATATAGTGCATTCTTTAGATTACTAATATTGAAGTATTCTTGATGCTCTTCTTTAAGTTTTGCAACTTTTTCTTTACGTTGTGCGGGTGTTAATCCCATATCTTTATTATTTATATTTTTAGTATTTATCATCTACGTTCTTGTTGTCCAGGTGTATTCATTTCTTCAATTTGCATTTGTTCAAACTTTGCTTTAAAGAAACTCATTCTAGCATCACCATTCCTTGCTTTCAAAAAATGTAAGACCAATGTTCTATCATTCTCTATTATGTATCTATCAGGTCCATAAAATCTGATCTTCTGTTTAGCTGGTCTATTGATACCTATTAACATATCTGCATGTTGTAGCATTGCATCTGAGCCAAATATATCTGACTCAAGTATATAGTTACCATACTTACCATCTATAGCCCTATCCGGGTTGTCTATATTCCTATTAAGTTGTGACAAAGCAATAAACAAACANGGATANTCTCTNTTACACTGNGTAAAGAACTCACCTAGTTCAAATAACATATCTAATGTATTATTCTGATAAGGCGCNCTCTTGACTAACATTGTATGATCAAGTGTTACAATTGTATTTACTCCTTTATGCAAATTCATATAAGCATCTATTTGTTCACGCATTTGGTTAACAGTCATAGGTGTACTTATAATATCAACAGGATTTTTTATTCTTTCTTTAGCATATAAATGACACGTGTTTAATGTATCATTACTTAAGATAGATCCTGCACTACACAGTTCTTTGTATGTCTTGCCAGTTATAGAACTAAATTCTCTAATAGCTGAGGTTCTACCTACCATCTCAAACTGAAACTCTAATACTCTAAACTTATCATTAGGATTTAAAGCAAATGACTCTCTTATAATCTGATCTTTAATCAGTGTTTTACCTGAACCAGGTCTACCACCTATAACAGTTAAAGTATTCCATTCTAAACCATCAGTAGCAGCATCATTAAATTTAGGCCATGGTGTATATATAGATTTCTCATCACCAGTTGATCTGGCATACATATATTTAAGTGCTTCATTAAAAGCTGCATATTGACCAACCCATGCTTCTGATGTTTTCTTCATACTACGTTTTCTTTAAAGTGATCATCCTCTGTGCTGACTCCTTCTAGAATCATATCACAATAGTCTGCTAATGTAGAGTGTTTTACTCTGTGTTTATCTTGCTTGCATATAAAGTACTGACTAGTTTGCATATATAAATATTCTGCATCTCTATACTCATTCACGTACATTTTAGTAGCTTTCATTATATCAAGCCATGTATAGTCATAAGTCTCAAAGAACCATCTAAATGCTTCTCCTAAAGCTTTAACATTATTTCTTGCTGGTTTACCACTAGGTAGTTTTTTAGCAGGAAATACCTCTCTATAACTATTTATACTATCTACATGGTTTTTACCCATTAATTGTATATCAGTTTTCTTTTTAGCTTTGATAAAATAATTATCCAGCCTGACACACAATAGTTTAGCACTTGCTGTCATAATATATTGATTATCTTTTTTTTCTAAATAACCATTAAGAACTAAGTCTGCTTTTTCTTTATCAGTTGTGTTTGGCAATGAAACGCCTTGCTTTATCCCAAATAGGATCAACATTTGATTGGGAGTTAATTTTGCTTGTAATATCTTCTGGAATAATTCCCACATGGTTTTCTATTTCTTTTAAAATGTTAGCTAATGCTTCATTCAACAAAGGTTCTTTAGTAAACAAAGCATTCTCTACTTGTTTTACTGAATTAATAATTGTTGCATGATTCTTGTTAGTATAATGACCTATACTTAATTTAGTATGTCCTGCTATATATGCTAAATAAGCCATAGCTTGTACATATACTAAATAAGGTCTTTCTCTTAATTTATATTTGAGATTATCCATCCATTTATATTTAGGATTATCTTGTTTTAAAGCTACAAGAGTACATTCCTCAAATACATCTAATGCTATTTTATAATCAGGGTGACCTGCAGCATGTATATATAGATGCACTCCATATTTTTTTAAAAACTTCTTCTTAAATTTCTTAATCTCAATATCTTGTGTAAGTGGTTGGTTTATAGGCATTTGTGTTGGTTTGTTGGTTTACAAATATAGTTAAAATTACCAATTAATACAAGGTTTATCTTGTTTTTCTAGCTCTATATTTACTTTGTTAAAAACATCTTTATGATCCCATAGCCCACCTCTATATGCTGCAGATGCAGGGTGTGGTACCTTTAAAATTATTTGGTTTGGTAATAATGTTTGCCATTCTTCTGCTTTCTTACCCATAAGTATAAATACTGTCTTGGGTTTATGTCTATCTAGATTTTCAAATAGATAGCTAGTAAAGCTTTTCCATATACTATAATGAGAACCAATTTTATTTATCTCACATGTAAATGCAGTATTAATTAATAATACACCTTGATTGGCCCAGCATCTAAGATCAACGTGATCAGTTCCTAATGCTTTATTAATATACTGCAGGGATTTTTCTGCTTTACCTTTTCTACTACAACTAAATGCTATTCCGTCAGCAGATCCTAGTTGAGGATATGGATCTTGACCTACTATAACAACCTTTACGTCATTATAAGGACATTCATAGAATGCATTAAATATATCTTTAAATCTTGGGGTAAATCTTCTACCATTATTTACATTATTAACTAAGTAATCTATTATTAAATCAAAGCTTAAGCCATTTACATATGGTGATAACATTTTATGCCAACCACTTTCTAATAGTTTTTCATTAAGCTTTTCTCTGAGTTTTACTATGTTTACTTCAATATTTTGCATATATTTGTTTTATTAAAATTATTATTATGTCAGAAGATAAAAAAACAGCCTCTGTATGGGATTATGATCAAGAAGTCATCAAAAACTTACAAATTCACACATCTTATATTGGTGGTTTACAACGTATAACTAGTAAATTTATTCTAAGATCATCTGAGGAAGATCAATTAAGATTACCTGAAACAATTGATAAATTTAATAAATTAGTTCAACATAATCATGAAAAAGATGGTATACCTGATATTAAACTTGATGAATGGGAATCTGATTTATATGTTTTATTTTCTTTAGTACAATTACTTAAATTTGAAGCTAATGCGCAAGGTTATGCTAAAGAAATTGATGTTGATTATGATAATTCTGATATGGTTGAGTTATCTAAGCAAGTTGCTCAAGGTAAAATTGATAAAGATTTAGCAGCTAAGGTTGATGCTATTGCATCTAAACTTAAAATAGTTAAATAATGCCTAAGAAAAGAAAACTTAATAGTAAAAACCCTAAATATTTACCTAAAAGTAAAGTTAAAGAACCTATTGTGATAAAAAAAGTATTATTAGGCCCTAAAGGCAATAATAATAAAGCTTACGCAGTTTTTCTATCATCTTAATTGCATTCCACTAAAGTCTCCTATTTCTAAACAGGCTTGTATAGCTAAGTTTAGTTCTTCTTTATCACATTTACCAAAAGATTTACAGTGTTCTACATTATTTTTAACAAAACATAGGCCAGCTTTACG